CCGAAGGTCATCAGCGCCGAGGCGCGATAGCGCGTCAGGCCGAAGTCGTGACGGCACTCGGGCGGCAGGTATTGCAGCTGCTTTTCGGTCGGCGGCTGGCGCAGCCAGGAGCGGGTCTTGAAGGCGCTCTCGTCGCTCTCGTGGGTGTTGAGCCAGTCGTCCGCCTGCGCGAGGCAGACGGTGCGCTCGCCCACGCCCAGCAGTCGCGGGCGTTCACCCTTCGCCCCGCCGATCGCGTACCAGACCCCGTCCAGCCAGAAGATACCGCCCCAGGCCGTGAAGCCGGTGGCCATCAGCGCATCGTCCGTGCCGAAGAGATCGACCCATGCGAAGCTCGACCGCTTCAGGAGGTCGATCTCGGTCATCATGAAGCCGGAGAGCGGCGCGGCGGCCCCGCCTTCGCCCGCGTCGGGATCTTCGCGCGGGAGCGCCTGGCCGCAGATCGGGCACTCGGTGACGGCGAGCGGAATCTCCGCCTCGCAGGCAGGGCAGATCTTCGTCGGCGCCTCGCCGGTCTCGGTCTTGCCGTCGAGATCGACATCCTGTTCCAGCGTGCCGTGGATCAGGCTCGACGTGCCGAAGTCGAGGACGATGCAGTCGGTCTTGACGATACCGGGGTGTTCCTCGGGATCGACGGTGCGCAGGCCGCGCCCGACCATCTGGATCATGGTGGACTTGTAGGAGCTGGGGCGCAGCAGCACGACGCAGGAGGTGGGCGGGTGATCCCAGCCCTCGGTCAGCACGGCCACGTTGACGACGACGCGGATGTCGCCCGCCGCGTAGCCAGCGAGGAGCGTCTTGCGGGTCTCGGCCGCCAGATCGCCGTGAATCAGCGCGGCGGAAACGCCTGCGGCCCGGAACGCATCGGTGACGTGCTCGGCATGCGCGACGGTGGAGCAGAACACCACAGTCTGCCGGTCGCGCGCCTTCTCCTTCCAGTGCCGGATCACTTCATCGGTGACGGGGGCGCGGTCCATGATGCCCGCCACCTCCGCCATGTCGAAATCCGACATCGTCTTGCGGACGGAGCGCAACTCGTCCTGCACGCCCACATCGATGACGAAGGTGCGCGGCGGCACCAGATGGCCCGAGGCGATCAGTTCGCCCAGACGCACCTGGTCGGCGACATTGTCGAAGACCTCTCGCAGCCCCTTCCTGTCGCCCCGGTTCGGCGTCGCCGTGACCCCGAAGATCCGGGCATCTGGATTGGCCTCGCGCACACGGTCGATGATGCGCCGGTAGCTGTCGGCGACGGCATGATGCGCCTCGTCGATGACCAGCAGGTCGAGGCGCGGCATGTCGGCAAGGTTCGAGGCCCGCGCCAGCGTCGGCACCATGGCGAAGGCGACCTGGCCGCCCCAGGACTTCTCCGTGGCGTCGATGATCGAGGTGGCAACGCCCGGCACGACGCGCTGGAACTTGGCGCGGTTCTGGGCCGTCAGCTCATCGCGATGCGCCAGCACGCAGGCCCTGGCGCCGTCGCCGATCATCTCGCCGGTGACCGCCGAGAGCATGATGGTCTTGCCCGCGCCGGTGGGCGCCACACCCAGCGTGTTGCCGCGGGAGGCGAGCGCAGCCACGCTGCGCTCGACGAAGGTCTTCTGGCGGGGGCGCAGGCGCATGTCCGGCTCCCCCTCACTGCGCCCAGCTCGGCCGGCCGGCGACGCCAGGGGCGGAAGCGGGCTGGCCGGACTGGGACGCCACGGTGGACTGCTGCGGAGCGTGGCCCTGCGCCGGGGCGGCGGCGAACTGCGGTGCGACCGCGCCCATCAATGCGGCATAGTCGCGGTGATCTGGCGTGACCGCGGCGCGGATCTCGTTCTTGTCCTCGCCGTTGGTGTCCTGACCGATGTCGATGCGGGCGACGAACTCGATCCCGTCGAGATCACCGAAGCCGTTGATGCGGCGGCGGGCCTGCGCCTCGGGAGAGTTGTCCTTGTCGGACACGCCGCGCGCCGAGTTGAGGATCCCGCGGATCAGTCCGCGACCCATGTTGGCCCAGTCCGGGCCCTTGGGGCTGTAGAGGCCGATCAGCGACCAGATCTTGCGCCGGGCATAGGGTCCTTCGAGAACGGTGTATTCGGCGTCGAGATAGATGGCGCCGGTGGTGGCACGACGCGCCCAGCCGCCCGTCCAGCCCTGCGAGGGGTCGTCGAANNNCGCACCTTGGCGAGCGTGCCCTTCGGGATGACGTTGGTGTTCGATTGCGCGGAGTTGAAATCGTTCCAGGGTCCGGACATGGCGCGGCTCCTTTCAGTTCTGGAGGGTGGATTGAGTGGGGGATGCCGCCTCGGCGGCAGGATCGGCCGGGATCACCGGCGGCCAGGACAGGCGCTCGGACACCGGGCGCGCGGGGCGCTGGATCTTCTCCATCAGGCGGCCGAGATGCGAGGGTTCGACCAGATCGAGGCGACCCGAGCGATCCTTGGCCGGATAGAGCCAGAGGTTCAGCGTCTGGCAGACGAAGGCGCGCTGCGGTTGACCTTCCGGGTCCGGGATGTCGGCCATGGTGATGACCTGGTCGACGATCCCCGGCAGCTCGAGCCCGGTCTTCGATCCGTCGATCTGCGGCTGGAAGACCTTGCGGTTGAAGTCGTCGAGCTTCTCGTCGTCGAGCTTCTCGTCGAGGATGCCGACGAACCAGACATGCTTGCCGCGCGTGTGCTGCAGATGGGTCAGCCAGGCGATCATCTCGCGGCCGTGCAGCCCGTAGGCGCCGCGGATGTCGGGCTTGCCGGTCTTCTCCGACGTGGCCTCGGGCTGCCCGCGACACCATTGGAAGCAGAGCCGCCCCGCCACGGTGATCGAGTCGATGAAGACGGTCTCGTATTTCCCGATCACCGCCGGATCGCCGTAGCGGCCGCAGACCTCGTCGAAATGCGCCTGGCTGTAGGGCTGGTCCTCGCGCAACGCCGGGTTCGGACCGCCGATGAACACCGCGAAATCGCGGCATTCCTTCCAGGTGCGGGGCCGCAGCGTGTCGATCTCCAGCCCCTCGACCGCCAGATCGCCGGCCTCGAGGTCGATGAAGAGCGTAGTCGAGGCGTTCAGCGTCCAGAGCAGCGACGTCTTGCCGATGCCCGACCGGCCGAAGATGACACCCTTGATCCCCTTGCGTTGCGCGAGGCGCTCGTCGGCGCCGATGATGGGAAGGGTCATCACTTCCCTCCCGTCTCGGCGATCAGCGCGTCGATCGCGATGTCCGAGCCGAGCGCGCCGGCCTTGCGCGCCTCGTCGTGAACGGTGCGCAGCGCATCGATCTCGCGATAGAGCGCGGATGCCCGCTCGTTCAGGCCGAGGAGAGCAAAGGCTAGATCATCGACCGTCGCGGTCTCGACCGGCTTGACGGTTTCATCGCGGCGGTTGCCAAGGGCGGGGATCCGGACGGTCTCGGGCAGCTTGTCGAGGCCGTAGTGGCGCTCACGCAGCCGGCCCAGCTTGTTCGGGGCGGTCATTTCGTCACCTCGTCGTTCAGGGAGAAGCGGAAGCGCGGCTTGCCAGTCCGGACGGTGCGCGCGTCCTCGAAGGCGGAGCGGATATGCGCGGGCCAGGCCGCGAACTTGCGTTCGGGCACCTTGATCGCAACGTCGACGTACTCGGTGGGGTCGTCGCCTTCGGTCCGGATGCGCTCGACGAGGGCGGCGAGCTTCTCCTGGTCCCAGTCGACGCGCTTCGGCAGATCAGCGATCACGGTGACCGTGCCATCATCGAAACGGACGGTTCCGGTGTCCTTCGCCGCCTCCAGGCGCGCCATGACGGCGCGGTCAGTGTATTTGAGCGCGATAGCGCCATCGAGCCAGTCGCTGGCCATCTTGGCGCGGCGGAGTGCCTCGCTGGCCTCATCCTGCAGGAGGGCGAGGTGCTCGGCGGGCAGAGCGGCGATGTCGCCGATGGCCATGCGACGAAGCTCGTCGAGGGAGATGCGGTTGGAGATCGTCATCGCCACCCCTCACGCCGCAGGCTTGCTGGGGGTATCGGCGGTGCTCGCGCGGATCTGCTCGCGCTCGTATTCCTCGACGTCTTCGAGGCGGTACACGACCCGACCGCCGAGTTTGACGAAGCGCGGGCCTTCGCCCGTCCAGCGCCACCGCTCAAGCGTGCGGTGGCTGATGTTCCAGCGCGCAGCCAGGTCGATCTGGTTGAGGTGTTTCGTAGCCATCTGTTTCTCCTTCGGTTTTGGTCGAAAACCTGCGGAGACGATGGCCTGCGGGTGGAGAGAAAACCGACCCGGTCAGGGAGAGAAGAACAGAGAGAAAAACGTCAGGGTTCGAAGCCCCAGAGCCCGTTCTCGGATTTCAGATGGGGCTCGAGCGCCGCCCAGCGCTGCGCGCCGAAAGCCTGACGCAGGGTCTTCGCGCTGGACTGGGCATGATCGAGAAGCTCACGTGCGCCGAAGCGTTTGCCGTCCTTGAACCCTTGAACGAGCTTGCGGACGATGGCGATGTGAATGTCCGACTTGAAGCTGATCGTGACGTTTCCGTTGATGACCAGTTGCTGCCCGCTTGGCGGCAGGTAGAGCCTTTCCTGCGTGTCGGCGGGTGTCGTTCCATCGAGGAGCGCGGTGAGAACGTCGGGCCTGATCGCGAGTCCTGCGCCGAAGTCGATCACGTCGCCCATGGGCACGATGATGTGGCCGGGCAATGGTTGCTCCGGCAAGCGCGATGCCGGCGTGCTGGTCAACAGGACCCGGATCTGCGTGGTGGGGCGTCGTCGGGCGGCTTCGATGATCTGATTCCAGACGGTTCGATCCGGCAGTCGGCGTGCGAACCATATGGGCAAGCGCTGTCGGCGTCGGCCGATCCGGGCGTCTCCGACTTCCCACAGAAGGTCTGGAATCAACGCCGTTGCACCACCGCGTGCGGCGAGGTCCAGTTGCACAGCCATTTGCGCCAGCAGCGCGGGATGGTTCACTGAAAATAGTGCGAGGCGTTCCTTGGGCACGCCGATCCAGCCTGCCGATGGGCTGAAATACCCATAGCCATTGCGCTCTGCCGACCAGGTCAGCGAGATGGGTTCGTCATCGTGATCTGCCAGCGACGCCGTTGCGGGTAAATGGCCGCATGCTGCGAGCAGGTTGGCTGCGAGCAGCTGTATCGAGCTTCCGGCGTGATAGTCGGAGAGAATGGTTCCGGCGATCTTTCCGGTCGGGCTCTCCGATATTGCCAGCAGCAGCTCGACCGCCTTTCGATCAATCGATGACGGCACTTTCAGCCCCGGAAAGAATGCCCCAGCGGCGCAGATACTTCTCCCCGATCAGCTGCTCTTCCTCGGTCTGGTCCTTGAGATTGCAGCCGTGCGGCATGGTGATCGTGAGCGGCAGTGTCCGACCCCGCTTGGCGTCGCCCTTGGGCTGGAACTTGATGGTCAGCTTCGCCTGCGTTGCGATCCACCCGCCGGCCAAGGGATCGCCGGACCCGAAACGCTCGGACGACATGCTCCAGATGGTGCGGTCGGCCTTACGGAGACATTCGAGGGTGACGCGTTCGCCGACGTTGTCGATGGGCATCAACCGCAACTGCTTCACCTCGACCGATTCGATGCCATCCTCGGGGTCTGTGGGGAAGTCGAAAGGGTGCAACAAGGCATTGAGGTCGTAGTTGCGGAACGGCACTTTCTCGCTCTGGAACTCGATCCCGAGCAGGTCCCGCGCCATGAAACGCACCATTTCCTCGCGGCTCTCGCGGTCGTTGGCCACGACCTCGATAACGCCGGTCGCCGGCTCGTAGGTCATCGCCGCCTCGAACACCGGGCGACGGGCACGCCGAACGAGCATGCCGCCATCATCGAACGCGAGGAAGTCGTCCAGCAGGCCTTCACGATAGATTGCGATCTGCACGAGCTCACAATCCTCGCCGTCGAAGGTCGAGCGGAAGCGCCCGAAAATGTCGATGTGGATGTTGTTGGAGGCGAAACGCTCGCGCAACGCCGCCTTGAAGGCGTCGAGGGATGTCTCGTCACGGCGCAGAGCGAGGTTTGGCGCGCCGATGAACCCGTCCCAACTGCGCCCACGACGACGCTCGTCGGTATAACGAACCTCTTCGGCATGGCGGAAGCGGACGGGCTCGTTCAGGAACATCCAGAGCGCGCGAGCGTGACCGTTCGAGAGATCGTCGAGGATCGCGCGGTCGTCGATCACGCTGTAGAGCGCGGTCTGCCCGGCGTCGTCGGCAAGGGCGCTCACGCGATCGGCATCATTGACGATCCTGGCGCGGGCTTCGTCGTTCATTTCGTCGACAGCACGCAGCGTAACGCGCACGACTTCCGGTTCAGGAGCGCCCCAATCGACCGGGTTCGGCAGCTCGATACCCGTGTGGCGGAAATAGGCCTGCAGCGACGAGGCAGGCATGTTGCGAATGAAACTCGTCACTGAGGCCATGATCGATTCTCCTTAGCCCTTGATGTTGCGCGGGTCGTTCCCGTGCGAATCGGACTGGCCGATCCGGCCGTCCCGGTTATGGATCTTGAATTCCGTGCCGGCGTTGCGGCTGATCTCGCGCCCGCGGTCGATCGCCTCCCGCTTGGTGTCGAAATGCCCGCTGACGCGATCGGCCCCGCCGCGGCGGACGTTCCAGCCGCCGCCGGAGTTGGGAACGACGTGATGGGTGCCTGTGGTCTTGCTGCTCTTGCTCATGTGAGATCTCCGTGGTGATACCTGATCTGTCGATCTGCTAATCAGCGTATCTCGGGTTTGCGCGGAGTCAATCGAAAAAATACGCAATTCCGCGAATTAGCAGATCAGATGTCGAACAGGGAGCGCGGACTGTCGGACGTTGAAAGGAGACCGAGCTTCAGCAAGCGAATGCCCGCAGCCTCCGAGGAGACGTCGAACTCTTCAACGATGAGGTCGACAAGCGCGGCCGCATGCGGCGAATTCCGATGAATCGAGGTGTGAAGCTCGCGGGGGGCGCAATAGTCGGACACGAGGCGCTTCACTCTGGTCACAGGCATCAGGATGGCGCCGCTGATATACCCGGCCTGCCACTCCATCCAGTCGGTCTGAGGAGCGTTGAGGATGTTGTCCCGCCTGGAGATCGCTTTCGTTGCATCCTGACCGTCCGAAAAGAGCCGTCCGCTGGCAAACTTCTCAGCCCAGAGATGACCATGGAATTTCACGTGCCCGAACTCGTGGGTCAGCGTCGTCCGGAACCTGTTCTCCCGGCGACCATCGTTCGAGAGCTTGTTCGAAATTGAAACTTTCGGCCCCCCGTCGCGGAAGAATTCCGTCATGCCTTCCACATCCACCCCGTAGCGGGAAAGATCGGCATATGTATCGAGATCGGCGCCGCTCTGTTCGATCAGCACGGTCAGGTCATCTGTCGTGATCGGAAAGCTGATCGATCCGCGCCTGTGCTGGAGCAGTTGGTGTGCGATCCTCTCGCACTCGGCGTCCAGCTCCTGCTCCTTGTAAAAGGGCCGCTGGGCGAAGCGTCCCATGTTGTCGGGAATCATCTTCACCATGCGGCGTCTCCTTACTCCTTGAGCGTTCTTCTGAAATTGGCGAACGCCTCGACGATCTTGCCTTGATTCTTCGCGTCCAGACGCACGTCATCCGGTATCTTTCCGGCGAGAACGAACAGATATCCCTCATCAATACTCAGCAGTGTCGCGAACTGCCTGATCAGGTGATCGGACGTCGGATTCCTCCGATCATGCTCTATGTCGTTGAGATACTGCGGCGAAATCGATCCGCCACCATCTTCTTTCTTCACCTTCGCGGCGAGTTCCTTCTGGCTCAGCCCGAGGGCTTTGCGAGCCTTTCCGATCGCCTCGCCGAACGTCAACCCGTCGGTAGACATGGCCGGTCCATTGCTCTCTCCTGTCAATCCGCTTGTTCGCGGATTTGCGAACTTTTACCCCTACAAGCAGTCGCGATCAACGACGAACTGTCTGGACACGCTCTGCCCCCTGATTCGGAGGCGATGGCCTGCACCCTTCTGCGCCGGCTGTCGGTTTGCCGATCAGATTGCGCTCTACTTTGAATGTTTTCTCGTTAGCTCTATAACACATTGAATAAACTTGAAAATTACATGACCGGCAGTACCGTTCGCTAATCATCTTCTGTTGCGAACGGTCTCATGCAAGACGCTCGATCTGGCCCCAACCCACTGCTGCCCGGCCGCATGTCGGCGGACGAACGCCTTGGTGAACTGGCGCAGATTCTCGCTGTCGGGCTGAGGCGTATCCTGCCGGAACAGTCCAGTTCTTTATCTGCAACCCGCGAAGACAGTTCATTCGACATTCTCGCCCTCAAACGCCGTGTTGGTCGTCGCAAACCGAGCAACCGAGTTGGAGGACAACGATGCCAGCAATGACGAAAAGGATCGAAGCCGGGCCAGAGCTGTCGCGCGAGAGCGCCACGGCGGATACGAACGTGATCGCGCAGCTCACGGCGCTCAAGCAGATGACGGTGGTCGAGCTGAAAGCAAAGTGGGAGGCCATCTTCGGCACTCCCGCGCCCAATAACAGCCGAAGCTACCTTGAGCTCAGGCTCGGCTACCGGCTCCAGGAACTGACACTCGGCGGTCTTTCCCGCGAGACACGCCGGACGCTGGATCTGTTGGCTGACGAGATCGCGGGCCACGGCGGACACAAGACGATCATCGCCGATCCCCGAAATCCGATCATAGGGACGCGGCTCATCCGCGAATGGGACGGTGTGGAGCACACCGTCACCGTGATGAAGGACGGCTTCGACTGGCAGGGGCGCAAATTCAAGTCGCTGTCGGCGGTGGCGCGGGCGATCACGGGCACGCAATGGAACGGCTACCGCTTCTTCGGACTGCGCGCATCCGGGAGGACTGACCGATGAGCCGTACTCGGGAAACCGTCGCGATCATGCCGCGCCGCCAGCGCTGCGCGATCTATACCCGGAAGTCGAGCGAGGAAGGGCTCGACATGGAGTTCAACAGCCTCGATGCCCAGCGCGATGCCTGTGAGGCCTATGTTACGAGCCAGAAGGCGGAGGGCTGGGCGACCATACGCGAACACTACGATGACGGGGGCTTTTCCGGCGGCACGCTGGATCGGCCCGGCCTGAAGCGACTCATTCAGGATGTCGAAGCGGGGCTGATCGATGTCATCGTGGTCTACAAGATCGACCGACTGTCGCGCTCGCTGATGGACTTCACCAGGCTGGTGGAGATCTTCGATCGCAATCAGGTGACATTCGTGTCGGTGACGCAATCGTTNNGAGCGCATCCGCGACAAGGTCGCGGCCTCCCGCAAGCGCGGCATGTGGATGGGGGGCTATGTGCCGATGGGCTACGATGTTCGCGACCGCAAGTTGCTGGTCAACAAGGACGAGGCCGCGACGGTCAGGATGATCTTCGAGCGGTTCGTCGCCATCGGCTCTGCGACAGTACTGGCGAAAGCGCTCGTCGCCGAAGGCGTGCTCAACAAGCGTGGCAAACCGATCGACAAGGGCTTTCTGTACAAGCTCATCAACAACCGGGTGTATCTGGGTGAGGCCGTCCACAAGGGCACGGCTTATCCCGGCGAGCACGAGGCCATCATCGACCGGGACCTCTGGGAAAAGGTACATTCCATCCTTCGGGAGAGCCCCCGGCTGCGTTCTGCGAACACTCGCTCCCAGACCCCGGCGCTGCTGAAGGGGATCATCTTCACCGAGACCGGCTCCGCAATGACGCCGACGGCGACGAAGAAGGGGACGCGGCTTTATCGCTACTACGCTTCGATGGACCTCATCCGGAACCGCCCGACCGGGGACGGGACGGGTCCGCTGCGTTTGCCCGCAGGCATGGTCGAGGATGCGGTCGTCGGGGAGATCCGGCGCATGATCCGTGCCCCCGAGATTGCGGTCCGCACGATCGAGACTCTCCGCAAGGAAAGTCCGGCTGTCGATGAGCGGGCGATCGTCTCCATGCTCAGCGAGTTCGATCAGCTCTGGACGGCGCTTTATCCGGCCGAGCAGACGCGTATCGTTCATCTTCTGGTCGAACGGGTGACCGTCGGAGAAAACGGCATCGCGGTCGACCTGCGCCATGAGGGGCTGAGATCGGTTGTCCGGGACATGATGGCGCCACGTCAGGCGGAGGTCTGTGCATGACGGGCGCGACCGACACCATCCGGGTCGTCATTCCGCTGGCGATCCGCAAGCGGAATGGGCGGCCGAAGATCCTGCCGCCGGACGATGTGAACCCGCTGGAGGGCAGAGCGCAGGATCCGCATGTCCTGCGTGCGGTTGCCCGTGCGTGGCGCTGGCGGCGGCAGCTGGAAACCGGCACCGCATCCACGGTTCAGGACATTGCGAGTGCCGAGAAGATCTCCGACCGGTTCGTGAGCCGGATGATGCGGCTCGCCTATCTGTCACCGGAAGTGCTTGAGCACCTCGTGATCAGGCGCGTGCCTCCGGCGCTCTCGCTCAACGATCTGGTCGTGGTCGCCGAGCGGCCATGGGCGGAGCAGATGGGCTTGGTGTTCGAGGGGCGCGTCGAAGCGCGCTGA